CGAGTCCGATCCGGTCTACAAGCTGGCTCAGGTCGGCGCCTACCGCGAGATGCTGCTGCGCCAGCGCGTGAACGAGGGCATCAAGTCCGTGCTGCTGGCGTACGCAGAGGACTCCATGCTCGACCACCTGGGCGCCTTCTACGGCGTCGAGCGCCGCGTAGTGACCGAGGCCAACCCGGCACTCGGCACCGCAGCGGTAATGGAGCTGGACAGCGAGTTCCGCCGCCGGATCCAGATGGCTCCCGAGGGCTTCTCTGTCGCTGGTCCCGCCGGCGCCTACATCTTCCATGCCCTGGCCGCCGACGCGCGCGTGCTGGATGCCTCAGCCGACAGCCCCCAGCCGGGCCACGTCTCCGTCTACGTGCTTTCCCGCGAGGGCGATGGAACCGCGCCCGATGACCTGCTGGCCAACGTGGCCACGGCGGTGAACCACGTCGACGTGCGCCCGCTGACCGACTTCGTGACCGTGCTGAGCGCGGCGGTGATCGAGTACGAGATCGAAGCGGTGCTCGACATCTATCCCGGCCCGGATCCGGCCGTGGTGCTGAAAGCTGCCCAGGATGAAGCGGCCGCCTACGCCGAGAAGAACTCGCGGATAGCGGCCCTGGTCAGTCGCTCGGCCTTGGACCGTGCGCTGCACCAGGAGGGCGTGGTCGACGTCAACCTGATCAGCCCTGCCCAGAACATCGCGGTGGGCGTGGGCGAAGCCAGCCGCTGCACTGGTATTCGCATCACCCACCGCACGGTGGGCAATGTCTAGCCTGCTGCCGCCGAACGCCACCCCGCAGGAGGTGGCGGTCGCCAAGACCATGGCCCGTGTGTCGGACGTGCCGGCGCCCTTCGATAGCGCGCTCGATCCCATGCGTGCGCCCGAGGCGATGCTGCCGTGGCTCGCCTGGTCGTTCAGCGTGGACACGTGGGCACCGGACTGGCCGGTTTACGTTCGGCGCCGAACCGTTCAACAGTCGATCAGAATTCACCGACGCAAAGGGACTGTTGGAGCTTTGCTCGATGCCATCGACGCGACCGGCGTTGCGGTCCAGATCGAGGAATGGCATCAGCGAAGCCCCACGGGCGAACCCTTCACGTTCCGCGCCCTGGTCAACTCCATCGCCACCCCATTCCTGCCGGCGGACGTCCAGCGACTGCTGCAGGCGATTGATGACACCAAGAATCTGAGATCCCGTCTCATCGAGCTGGTGCCGGGACTGACCAGCTACGGTGCGCCCCGCGCAATCTCCGCTACGGCTACGGGTCAGGAGCGCGAGGTTGCACCGCTCCATGAAGACATCTCTCTGCTGCTGTACGCCATCGAAGAAGGCGAGGAATCCGTGGAGAGCGCGGTCGACGCACTTCATACCCATTTGCACATCACCCTCCCGGAACGGGGCAAGGAATCTCCATGAGTGTCAGCAACAAGGTTGATCAGTTCGTAAAGGACAGCGACATCGCACACCGCATCGTCCATGGACCGGCCGGCGAATCGGTCCCCACAGAGGGCGGACCTGTCCCGACATATGCAACAGCGATGAAGGGCCTGGTGGATATTCCGCAGAGGATCACTGCCTTGGAAGACGCCCAGGGCGCAGATCGCGTAGTGACGATTCTGTGGGAAACCCTGCGTTCAATCTCGGGTCGCGAGAACCTTGCAGCCGAGGTGGTAAAGGATTCCGGTACACACCTGGACGCCGCTTCCGGCCAGACGGTTCCCAACCAGGGCCTCTACATCTGGAACGTCAGCACCAGCACCTGGCAGTGGGTGCGCCCGGACGGCTTGGGGACCAAGCTGGATAGGGAAACCTATGACCAGATGGTGAAGACGCTGTCTGTTGAGCAGGTTTTGTTCGCCGTTACGGATCAGCTTGGGCGGGCAACTTGGCTGGCCGCCAACAGGGATAACGGTGGCCCAACCGATGCTTCGGTGGACCTGATTCGCGATGCGATTCCGGGGCTGCCCATCATGGAGAAGATCTCCGGACTTCTAATTTCATTGCAGGATGAAGGCGGCCGTCTTACGTGGCTGCAGGCGGCTGAGAAGGACGGCGGCCCCACGCCCTACGCAGCGGACATGATCCGCTACGCCTTGGGTGAGGTTCGGGGGATCGTCTGTGAGGGCGACTCGATGACGCAGTCCACCTATGGGGGTGGCACGTCTTATCCCGACAAGCTCAGCGCTCTGCTGGGCCGCCTGGTATTCAACCAAGGTATCAGCGGCACCAATGCGACTGAGATCTCTGTTCGCGCTGGCGGATTGGTGCCCTTGGTCAGCTTTCCGACCGGTGAGATCCCCTCCCACACCGATTCGGTTTCCATCGCATGGGATGTGGAGAACCGCATCAGTAGCGGGCAGCCAAGCCGCAACTACGCCGGCACCATCCGCGGCATCCAGGTCACCATCAACTATGCATCCGCCACGGGCGTGCTGACGCTGAAGCGCAAGAGCGCCGGAGAAGCGGTAGCCGTCAACTCGCCGGTAGCGTTCTTCATGGATACGCCGTTCATGGCCCACAACCTGCACATCGTGTGGGCGGGTCGAAATGACTATCCGAAATCGAAGGCCTATGCACCGATCGATGCACATCTCTCCCGCCTTGAGCGCGAGAACGTGCCCTTCCTGATTCTGTCGGTTTGCAACTCATCGAGCGAGCCAGCCGGCAGTGCGGGGCATACGGAAATTGTCGAGCTGAACGCCAAGCTGCAGAAGCGTGCCCCGCGTCAGTTCATCGACATGCGAGGGCGACTGATCCGCGAAGGGATGGGGCTGGCTGGATTGGTGCCAACGCAAGCCGACCTGTCCGCCATCCAGAACGACCTTATTCCACCGTCCCTGTTGTCGGATGGACTTCACCCCAACGATGCCGGGCGGGTTGCAATCGCCGCAATCGTTCTTGACGAAATCACTTACCGAGGACTGCTCCAGTGACCCTGATTCTTCGCGCCAACGGAAAGATCGCCAATCCCCGAAAGGGCTCGCTGCTCGCCCCTCAGATCGATGTTCCTGGGCAAGTGATGCGCTGGGTTCCCGCCTCCGATCATGCCGATGGAGAGGAAGTAACGACTGTGCTCGACCAGTTGGGATCCAAGGCCGGCCGCTTCACCGCAGGATCCGGCGCAATGGCGCTGATCGACGGCATCTCCGGTCTCAAGCTCAACGGCACGGCGGCCCTGTCCAGCGACAGTTTCGCGTTCCCCAGCCGTGGACAGCGCACGATGGCTGCCCTGGTTCACTTCGGGAAGATTCCGAACGCGACAAAGCAGCTGATTGGATCGCAGGCATCTGGCCAGTCGATGGTGGCGTGCATCGCCTTCGTTGGAGGCCCGCCCGCTGGGCGCATGGTCGCTTACGGCGACTCCGCCATCTGGCCCACCAGCCAGGCGGTAGGCGCGGGCTGGCACCGCGTCATCGTAGCCTTCGACGGTGCCGCCGGCAGAGCGAAGATCTGCGTTGATGGCAACCTGGTGGAGGGCGCGGTTGGCTGGGCCTCCCAAGGCACATCGGCCTTCGCTTCCATCCGATCCGACGATACCGTCTCACTTTCGTTTGCCGACTACGTGATGCTCGACCACACCGCAACGGACGAAGAGATCCGCACCATCGATGCCGCCCTCTCGCAGTGGCAGAGCTGAACAGACGAAACCACTGACGGGAGGCAATACGGATCATGAGCGTTTTCAGGACCATTCACACCCGTAAAGGGTTGATCAAACTCAATGCCGCGCGATTGGGGGGCGCGGCAATCACCATTGCGCAAATGGCCTTCGGCGATGGCGGTGGCAACTCCGTTGATCCGGATGAGTCCTCAACCGGGCTGGTTCGCGAGCGATACCGCACCGCGATCAATCGGGTCTATCAGGATCCCGAGAACCCGCTGATGTACTACGCAGAGGGCGTTGTCCCAGCATCTGCGGGCGGGTTCGTTATTCGCGAGATCAGCATCATCGATTCGGACAATGATGTGATCGCCATCGCCAACACGCCGGAGTCCTACCAGCCGCTGCCATCGGAGGGCGCCATCGGTGATGGCATCTATCGGGTCGCCTTCGCTGTAGCTAACGCGGGAAACGTCGTTGTCAACCTGGATCCCAACACCGTCGTCGCCTCTCGAGCATGGGTGATCAACACCATCACCGCTGAAACGGTGATCCCAGGCGGTACGGTTGGGCAGCGTCTGGCAAAGGCGAGCAATGCTGACGGTGACTTCCGCTGGGAGGATGAGGGAGACGTCAACGTCCTGGTCAACACCGTCGAGGAACGGCAGTCCCTGATCGCTGGCCAACGGCGGGTGATGCTTTCCGCTACCACGACGAAGGGACTGGCCATCTACATCGACGGCCAGCGCCTCAGTCGCGGCGCCGGTAGCGATGAGTGGCAGCCTGATCCGCTGGACATCACCCAGTTGGACTTGGGCCAGGACTACCCGGGCGCGCGCCTGATTGCTGTCCAGAATGAGCCGGCGGGCAACATCGGCAATCCGCTGGAGCGCAGCGCCAACTTGAGCGATGTCGTGGACAAGCGCGAGGCCCGGAGGAATCTGGAGATCCTGAGCGCTGAGGAATCGCGTCAGATGGCGCCAGCCGGCATGGTGAGCACCTTCGCCGGTGCCAATGCTCCGACTGGCTGGCTCAAGGCCAACGGCGCCCAGGTCGCCAAAGAGGCGTATCCGGCGCTGTACGCCGCCATCGGCGATCTCTACACGCCCGCCGGTCAATCGCCTTCGGCCAGCAGCTTCTTCCTGCCTGACCTGCGCGGCATGTTCCCCCGCTTCTGGGACGACGGGCGCGGCAACGACGCCGGGCGTACCATCGGCTCCAACCAGGGCGACCAGCTCGCTGCCCACGCCCACGGCGGCCGCACCAGCGAGGCCGGTGACCACGCCCACGATTCCTCCTTCGGCGAAGGAAACAAGTACACCGCTGCAGCGCCCTATGGCATGAGTCCCCACCGCCCCGGCAACCGCAATGCAAGCGCCAGCGGCGGCATCGAC